CCAGGTCATTTCCGAGTTCGTCAACTCGGGTCTTTTCGGGAAGCTCGGGCGTTGTGGGAAGCGTAGCGCAGACGAGAAATAATTTCACATTATAAAAATTATACTTTCTTGTAAACGCTCACAACCAGCACCACGAGGCCGTTATGGACGCCTACCCGATCAATGCTTTTCCGATTCACGTCACACACAGCACGGCGCCCAACATCGATCCGGCCATCGTCGAGGCTTGGAAGCGAGACAACGGGTATTTCATTTGTGAACGGCGCAACCTGGGGCTCTCTGCCGCCGAGTGCAAGCGCATGAGGAAAGAGGCCCTGTCCATTAAGCGGAAGCACGTCAAGCGTTACGGCAATATCGTGTGGCCAACGAACGATTGGCAGAGGGCGAAGATGTGCGCCACCTGCCGGGAGTATGCGCGGTGAAAAACCGAATCATCCAGGGTGACGCCCTCGAGGTCCTGCGAACCATGCCGGACGAGTCGGTGCATTGCAGCGTTACGAGCCCTCCGTATTGGGGCCTGCGCGATTACGGCGTACCAGGCCAGCTGGGGCTTGAGCGCACCCCCGAAGAGTACACGGCCAAGATGGTTGAAATATTCCGCGAAGTCCGGCGGGTACTCAAGAAGGACGGGACGCTATGGCTGAACCTTGGAGATTGCTACGCGACGGGAGCCGGGAAGGTCGGAGATTGCCCGGGTGGTGGAGAGCAGGGTGAACGGTGGAAGGGATACAGGGGCACCAGGGCAGAGTCAGGGAAGCATGTCCCTCATAGCATGAGCATGGGGCCGATGATTCAACCCAACCGGATGCCTCTCCCCGGCCTCAAGCCCAAGGACCTTGTCGGCATCCCCTGGCGCATCGCCTTCGCGCTCCAGGCGGACGGCTGGTGGCTGCGCTCAGACATCATCTGGGCAAAGCCGAATCCCATGCCGGAAAGCGTCACGGATAGGCCCACGAAGGCCCATGAATACCTTTTCCTGATGAGCAAGGCGGAGAGGTACTACTACGACGCGACAGAAATGAGGGAAGAAAGCATCACAGACGATGCCCGCAAACCTTACGCCCCCGGACAGGTAGACAATCGGGGGAACGGGCACAGCAGGGGAGGCGGAAAAGAGCGAAATGCGACAGTTGTGCCCATCGGTAGGCGCAACAAGAGGACCGTATGGACAGTCACGACGGAACCCTTCCCTGAAGCACACTTCGCTACGTTCCCTAAAGCGTTAATTGAACCGTGCATAAAGGCCGGTTGCCCCCCAGCTGGAACCGTACTCGATCCATTCATGGGCAGCGGCACCACGGCAGTAGTGGCCCGGAAGCTCAACCGGAATTACATCGGCATCGAATTAAACGAGAAGTACATCGAGATCGCAGAAAGGCGAATCGAAAGAGAAGTCGGTTTGCTGTTGGAGGTCCCATGAACGCCCTGATTCCCGTGGCCGTGATCATCGTCTCCGTGCTGGCCCTGTGTTTGTGGTGCATACTCAGGGCAGGGGCGAGACAGGAGCCGAAGCCGTGAAACCATTTGAAAGACCAGATGGAATGAACAAGACCGAGCGCCTTTACGCCACGATGCTTGAGTACGCGAAAAGGGACGGCATCATAAAGGATTACCTTTTCGAGGCCGTCAAGCTGCGACTGGCCGACAACACGTTTTATACGCCCGATTTCTTCGTGGTCACGCCTGAACGCTTCGAGTGCCATGAGGTCAAAGGATTCTGGCGCGACGATGCCAGGGTGAAGATCAAGGTGGCGGCTCATCAGTACCCGTGGATCAGGTTCATCGCCGCTCAACTCGTCAAGAAAGAATGGAAGCTGGAGGAGTTTTGAAAAGAATTTATATTTGCGGAAAGTACTCCGACACGGACATCATCAAGATCCTTCGCAACATAAGGGTAGGCCAGGAGATGGCCGCGCTGCTCATGCGCTTGGGCCATGCCGTTTTCTGCCCCTTCCTCGACTACCAGATCGCGTTGAACTCCATCGGCGGCGGGCTCACGAAGGGGCAGTTTCAGGCGAACTCGATGGCCTGGGTCGAGGTATCCGACGCCCTGTACGTCATTCCCGGATGGGAAACCAGCGGCGGGACCAAGCGGGAGATTGCCTGGGCCGAGGAGCTTGGCATCCCGGTATTTTACGATCTGGCAAGCCTTCAGGAGTGGGCGAGGACATGAGTTGTGAGGACTGCAAGCGGCATTACGCGCAAGGGTATCGGGCCGGGTGGTACAAGGCCCTGCTGTTCTTTCTGAAGAAGCAGATACTTCGGCACGAGAAGGACAACGATATCACCCGAAAGGACGTAGAGAAGCTGGAAGCTATGGGCGTGATGATCGCCCGCGAGCCCCTTGCCGAGGAATGGATCGAGGTAACGGACGGCCCCCTGGATCTGGACGTGGAGGTTGAGGAGGCGGACAAAGGGCAGAAGATGTTCAAGTGCTTTGAAGGAAAGGAGTGAAGATTGATGAATTTATTTGAGATGTTCAAGGCAATCCTTAAAAAGGCCACAGAGGCCACTCCAGTCAAGCGCAGTCCGTGGCAACGCAGAATCCGGGGCGCCCATAAAAAGATGAAGGGCAAGGGATTTCAGGTTCGCGTCGTCCGGGTCGAGACAAAGCCCTTCGCTAAGGACATGAGCCGGGGCAAGCGGTTTCGCACTCGGCCCCGTAGCCTCCGCGGGCACTGGGAGATCGTCATCACCGGGGACCACTGGCGCAAGAAGAAGCCGGAAATGGTCAAGGTGAAGGGTAAGAGGTTCGTGGGGGCGGTATGAAATCCTACAGCATGAGGACGGGAACGGTGACCGGGGCGAAATCACAGGGGAAATACGATTCAACCTACAAGGACATCCTGCAGTTCGGGAGATACAAGGGCCTGGACGTGGTAGACGTGCCGAGCTCGTACCTGCGCTGGCTCTGCCTGCAGGATGACATCGGCCAGCGAAACCCCAGGCTCGTCAAGGCCGCCGACGAGGAATTGAAGTTCAGGGAAAAGAATGGCTGTCACTTCGAGGACGACGGAGGGAGGAGAGGATAATGGGGAAGCCCCCAGCATTTCTTCTTTACGCTGCCGATTTCTACATGGACACAAATACATGGACCATTGACGAGATCGGCGTCTATACCCGCCTACTCATGTCTGAGTGGGTCAACGGCCCCCTTCCGAACGAAGAATCTCGTCTTGCTAGGGCCGCAGGATGCACACTCCACCGTTTCAAAAATTCGTGGGGTCAAGTCAAGATTAAGTTCAAAGAAAATGAAGAGGGTTTTCTGTTTAATGCTCGGCTGGAGGAAGTGAGGGAGAAACAGAAAGAATATGAAGAAAGACAAAGAGTTAAGGGGAAAAAGAGTGCCGAAAAACGATGGGGTGAGCGAGTAACCACGGTTAATCACCGGTTACAACCGACCCATAAACCGGAAGGTAACTCTTCATCTTCAATTTCAATAGAAGAAGAAATAAATAAAGGGAAGAAGAATCTATTTATTAAACCGGCTCTCGGGGATGTGACGGCATACTGCACAGAAAGAAAAAATAGGGTCAATCCCAAAGCCTTCATGGACCACTACGAGAGCAACGGCTGGAAGGTCGGCAAAAACCCGATGAAAGATTGGAAAGCCGCAGTACGAACATGGGAGCACAACAATGGCACAGGACGAACAGGTTATTCAGGAAGCCCAGGAGCGGCTGCTGAAAAAACGGGAGGAGCGAGGAGCGACGGTGCTGACTATCCCACAGACCATGAATTTTCATGATGAAATTCAAGAGATAGGACGCCGCGGGCTCGAGTTAGCCAAGAAGCAGGCAGAGATCGACGCCGCCAGGGCCCTGATCGAGGACCGGGAACCGAAGAAGACGGAAACCCAGGAACCTCCGGCCCCCAAAATCAACGAGCATATCCCGAAGGCATACCGGGAGTGCCGTTTCGATACATTCCTGGGAAACGAAAAGCTTATCCAGGGGATCACAAGGCTGGCCGATACGGGTTGCGACATCGTGTTACGCGGCGAGACCGGTTGCGGAAAGACCCACCTGGCCGTTTCCATCATGCAGCACATCGGGCACGGGTATTTCACCACGGCGCCGGAGCTCCTGCTTCGAATCAGGGCAACCTTCCGGGATGAATCGTGGGAATCGGAAGGGCAGGTTATCAGTGACCTCTGCCTCCATGAGCTTCTTGTCCTCGATGACCTGGGCGCTGAGAAGACCACGGAGTTTGCCATCACAACGCTTTACATCATCATCGACAGGCGCATCCGTGACGCGAAGAGAACCATCATCACGACAAACCTGAGCCTGAAGGAAATCGAGGACAAACTGGATGCCCGCATCGCCTCGCGGCTTTCGGGTATGCAGAACGTCAAAATCAACATGCCCGACCACAGGAAGAAGCGATGAAAATACACTGGCGCAACGTGGTTTTGTGGATTTCCATGGCGGTCCTGGCATACCTGGCTTGGAACGACATATCGGCCGCGTGGGATTCAGACGTTAAATTCTGGACGGAGGTTTTCGGATGACCCCAGCGAAACTCTACCAGATCGCAAACATCCCCATCGAGCGCCCGGAGCTACCGACGCGCATCAGGGACATTAAGGGCTGCTCGTTCATGCCGCCGGTCTACCTGACGGCAGGGAGGCTCTACCTCATCGTGGTCACGCACCGCAAGTGGTGGACCCCGAAGCAGGGGTTCTACCATGTTCCGGCGGCGAGGTACGCAACTTGGATTTCCCGGTTTGTGATGATCGCTCAGTCGGCGCCGTCGGAGTCCCAGGGCCGGTGTTTCATCTTCGAGTGCTTCGAGGGGACCCCGCCCATCGACGCGCAGCCGTTCCGGTACGGGGAGAAGGGAAGGAAAATCACGGAATGAGGGCGATTGCCATGAATGATGACATGCTGAAATCGTGTGATGAGTGCGCGGCATGGCTCGGAATATCGCGGCAGACCGTGTGGAGATGGGAGAAAATGGGGATGCCGTCCGTAACTTTGCACTCAGGAAAAAAACGGTTTTGGAAGGCTCCAATATGGGCGTGGATGATAGAAAACAACAAGGCGCAAACGGAAAAAAATGAAAATGTTACATGATATGAAACGCAATGTTACATGACAAGCATTAAAATTTCATTGATAATACAAGCATGTCCAAGTCGCTTGACCCTGCCGTCTCAAAAGAGAATGGCCGCAAGGTCATGTGTGAGTGGGCCGCGAGGTTAACCCGCGCCGGCCTGGGCGTCAAGGCTGCCACAAGAACCCACCGGGAACTTCTCGAAGCGACAAAGCCCGTCTCCTGCACCATTGTCCGCAAATCTGGAAAAGACAAGTCCGCACCTGATGCCGATGAAACGACCACTGATTTTATCGAGGTGCCGGATTGGGCCGCGAGGGCGAAGGGACTTGACATGCTCTATTCGATTCACGGGGCCTACGCGGAGAAAAAGGTAAAAGCGACGGTGGACGGAAACCTGACCATCAAGGTCATCAACTTTGCGGAGCCCAATGCCGGAAATAACGATCCCGCATAACTTCACGCCTCGCCCGTACCAGATGCCGTTGCTCAAGGCCATGGATAGCGGGACGCGGCGGGCCTGTCTGGTGTGGCATCGCCGGGCCGGAAAAGACAAGTGCGCCCTGAACCTGACGATCAAGAAAATGTTCGAGCGGGTGGGGACGTACTTTCACGCCCTGCCGACGTACAACCAGGGGCGCAAAGTTCTGTGGGATGGACGCGGGAAGGACGAGTTCAAGTTCATGGACCACTTTCCGCCGGAGATCATCGCCAGGCGCAATTCCACGGAAATGAAGATCGAACTGGTGAACGGCTCGATCTGGCAGGTCATCGGGGCGGACAACTACGACAGCGTCGTGGGCTCCAACCCCGTGGGTATCGTGTTCAGCGAGTACAGCGTATCAGAGCGTTACCCGATGGCCTGGGACTATTTCCGTCCGATGCTCACCGAAAACGGCGGCTGGGCCATCTTCATCTTCACACCTCGGGGGCGAAACCACGGCTTTGAACTCTACCAGCAGGCGGCTATCAACCCTTCGTGGTTCACGCAGATCCTGACCGTCGAGGACACAAAGGCCATCGGCTTGGCCGAGATTGACGAAGACCGCCGGGCCGGGATGTCCGAGGACATGATCCAGCAGGAATACTACTGCTCCTTCCTGGCGGCTACCGAGTCCATCCTCATCCCCCCCATGCTCATCGAAGAGGCCCGGAGGCGAAACGTCAACGCCTATTCCAACGCTCCCCGGGTGGCCGGGCTCGACGTGGCCCGCTTCGGTGACGACCGGACGGCATTTGTGATCAGGCAGGCGCATAAAATCGTCCATATCGACGCCTGGAAGGGCCTGGACACGGTCAAAACCTGCGGCCGGGTGAAGGAATCCTACCGGATGAAGATGTTCGACGTGGTGTGCGTGGATGCCATCGGGCTGGGCGCCGGGGTGGCTGACATCCTCAAGGCGTCGAAGATCCCGACCGTCGCCGTCAACGTGGCCGAGTCCGCCTCGTCCGACGAGAAGTACCAGCGCCAGCGCGACGAGCTGTGGTTCAAGGTTCGGGCCTGGTTCGAGGAGCGGATCTGCGGCTTCGACATCGCCTGTGAGCCCCGGATGGTTGCTGCCCTCATCGCGGACATCAGCGATATTCATTACGATTATTCCCCATCGGGCCGCCGTATCGTCGAGAGCAAGGACGACATGAAGAAGCGAAGCCATCTCGGGCAGTCCCCGGACATCGGGGATGCCCTGTGCATGACCTTCGGAAACTGGCACTGGGCCTACCAGGACGAGCGGGCCGGGGCGAACTACAGGCCCGAAGTGGACGAGGAAACATACAACCCCCTTACCTACGGCCTGAGAGTGAGGAGCAGATGAGCACGGAAAGCATGACTTCGGCGTTCGGGTCCATGGCAACCCTCGGCATGTACGACCTGTTTCAGGCGGGAAAGGACGAATACGAGCGCCCCGTCCGCCAGGCCGAAGAGGCGCAGGCCACAATGCAAGCCACGGCGGCAGCCGAGGCGGCCCGTAAGGCGCAGGAAGAAACGGACGCGGAGGCAAAGGCCGAGAAGGAGCGGCAGGAGCGGTTGAAGAAGAAGGGCATGTCGGGAACGATCCTGACATCCGGCCTGGGCGTGACGGACGAGGCGGCGAAGCGATTCGCAACCATCCTCGGGGGATGAAATGGACGCTGTCTCCTGGAAACAGATGAACGAGGAAGAGCGGGCGAAGTACGTCATTGACCGCTACAACTCGCTGTACGCCATCAAGCAGGACTACCTTGAACTGTGGCAGGACGTGGTCGATTTCCTGAATATCAACCGCTACAACCTCGACGGCACCCAGCAGAAAGGAAAGAAGAAGGGCGCCGACATTTACGACGGCTACCCCTGTATCGCGTGGAGGGATTTCTGCAACGGGGTCTTCGGCTACATGATGAGCCCGAACCTGCAGTGGTTCAAGCTTCGGGTTTCGCCTGACTGGCTCATGGAGGACCGGACGGTGAAGGCGTGGCTCGAGGAGATCGAGCGGGTCATGTACGCCGCCTTTGCCAGGTCCAACTTCTACGAGACGGCGCCGGAGTACCTGGGGGACGGATCGAGCATCGGCACGGCCACGATCTTCAGCGAGGACGACCTCTCGACCGGCAAGATCGCCTTCGGTATCATCCATCCCGGGGAGCTCGTCATCAGCGAGAACCGCTACGGGTTAGTCGACACACACATCCGGAAGTACAAACTCAGCACCCGGCAGATCGTTCAGTCCTTCGGGGTCGAGAAACTTCCTTCACAGTTCCAGAACGAGGGCTGGCGCAAGATCCCCGACCAGGAATTCGACTTCTACCATATCGTCATGCCGGCCGACGACATCGAGTACTACTTCGACGACGATGGGGTCTACAAGCCATCTCCTTTCTCCAAGCCTTTCGTTTCCGCCTACGTCATGCAGGACGGAACGAAGCTTGTCTCCGAGGGCGGCTTTCGAATGGATCCGTACAGCACCTGGCGGTGCATCAAGACCTCCGGCGAGGCCTACGGCCGCTCTCCGGGCATCAATGCCATCGTGGACATCATCAAGCTCAACCAGATGGAGAAGACGACCACCAATGCCCGCCAGATGCTCGTGGAGCCGCCTCTTCAGGTCCCGTCCGAGATGCGCGGCAAGGTGCGGTTCACCCCTCGGGGCCGCACCTATTACGACGACCCGAACCGGCTCATCCAGGCGGTTCCGCTCGACATAAAGCTCCCGGCAGGCATCGAGGGCGAGGAGCGCATCCGAAAGATCATCGACCAGCACTTCTATACGGAATTCTTCACGCTTCTATCGACGGCGGCCCTGGAAGGCAGGACCCTGACAGTTCCGCAAGTGGTTGAGATGCAGGGGGAAAAGGCCGTCATGCTGTGCGCCATCGTGGGTCGGCTGACATCGGAATTTCTCGACCCCATCATTGACCGGGTGTTCGACATCGAAATGACCGGGGGGCGCCTCCCCCCGCCTCCGCCCATCCTGCAGAAGTTCGCCGGGGGACCCATCGAGGTGGACTACATGGGGCCCTTGGCCCAGGCCCAGCGGAGGTTGTTCAAGACTCAAGGCATCAACCAGCTCATGGCCCAAGTGGCACCGCTGGTGGAGGTCTACCCGGAGATCACGGACATGTTCGACCCGGACAAGATCGCCCTCGAGCTGCACTCGGCGGCCGGGGCCCCGGTGAAGATCCTCCGGGACGACAAGGAGGTCCAGCGCATCCGGGCCGAACGGCAGCAGAAGCTTGCGGCACAGCAGGCCATCGAGCAGGCCGGGAACGTTGCCGGGGTGACGCAGGGGCTCTCTAAACCTATCGAGGAAGGAAGCCCGCTGGCCCTAATGAGCGGGCAGGAAGGCAACGCATGAGCAGGCTCGTAACCCGTTTCTGCCGCTTCTGCAAGGCGGTCTTTAAGGCAAAGGCCGGGGAGCCCTGCCCGAGGTGCGGCAAATGAGCTTCGCCCGCTCCTACAAGAACCTCAAGGCCAAGCTGGGCATCGTCCCGGGTGAGGACGCAAAGAAGGCAGACAAGGAGATTGCCGAGCTTTACCGGGCCGTATTCGGTTCCGACAGGGGCAGGCAAGTCCTGACGCACATGCTGGCCGAGCTTCACTTCTTCGATGAGGCGGTCGGCGTCGAAGAGACGGTTCTTTCAAACTACGCCCGGCACCTTCTGTCCATACTCGGTGTGTGGCGGGCTGTGAACGCGGAAGAGATAGTCCGCGGCCTGATGGCCGTGGATTGGCGAAAACCTTATAGCACGGAGGAAACAGACCAATGAGAAAGGCGCATCTGGCGGTCATCCTGGCGGCGGTCTTCGCGGTGTCCATCGTGGCGCCGGCAATGGCCGTCGAGCGTATCTCACCCACAAAGAACCATCTCGGCAACGTCGGGACCTCAACGCGGATCTGGCAGTATGGCTACTTTGACAACCTCATCGGGGACGGCACAAACGCCACGCAGTACGGCTACAAGAAGTCCGTCAAGCTGATCACTACCGATACGACCCTGACGGACGCGGACTGCGGCAAGGTCATTACCTACGCGCTCAATGCGTCGCTGCAGGTCGGGCTTCCCGCTGCCGTGGCGGGGCTGTGGTTCATCATCGTGAACGGCCCTTCGACCATCACGATCAACCCGCAGGACGCCGATTACATCCGGGCGCTGACCAACGCGGCCGGCGATGCCATCCGCAACACCACGACCGGCAACGCGATCCTGCTGATTGCCACGTCGGACAGCGAATGGGCGGGCATCCCTTACGGTACCTGGTCGGACGTGAACTAGGAGCAACCGATATGCCGAGTGGACTCGCTTACCCGAAGATGAGTGAAGAGGAAAAGGACTGGCGGGCCGAGGATGACGCCAGGACTCTTTCCAACGCAGAGGCAATCAAGGCCGACCCCGAGCGGATGGAGCGGGCCTCCAAGGCCGCAAAGCGGATGCTCGAAGAGGAGAAGGCCAGAACGGAGGGCTTGCAGAAGGTGGCGAAAGGCCAGCTTTCCTACAAGTCCATGAAAGAAAAAGAATAGTCGCTCTCTAACAATCAATCGGGCATCCACCGGACTGATCATCCGGGGGACAGGATCAAGGGGCATGTCGGTGCCGACACATCGACGTGCCCCTTTTTCTTTGCCCGGAAAGGACAAGACATCATGGCAGAAGGCGATGGACTCGGATGGAGGGCAGCGCTTCCGACCGACCTGCAGAACAACGAAACCCTCTCTTCGTTCAAGGAAGTGAAGGATCTTGGTGCAGCGCACCTGGACCTAACGACCAAGTACGGCGAAGCCACGAAGAAGGCGTCGGAGTTAGAGGGAAGGCTGAAGGACGCACTTTTCATCCCGGGTGACAAAGCGACGGACCAGGAGCGGGCGGCCTTCTACGGCAAGCTCGGACGGCCCGAGACGGCAGACAAGTACGACCTCAAGAGGCCGACCCTGCCCGAGGGCATGACCTACGACGAAGCGGGCGAGAAGTGGTTCCGGGAGACGGCTCACAAGCTCAACCTCTCGGCAGCCCAGGCCGCGGCCCTGTACGACGAGTACAACGGCCGCATGGGCGGAGTCATCAAGGACATCGAGGCCAAGCGGACCAAGGCCGCACAGGACGGGCTCGAAACCCTCAAGAAGCAATGGGGCGGACAGTTCGACACGAACATGGAACTGGTCAAGCGGGCAACCGCGGCGTTCCTCGACGATGAGTCCAAGAAGTTCATGGACGAATCGGGCCTCGGCAACCATCCCGTGCTCGTCAACCTCTTCGCAAAACTCGGAAAGGCGATGGCCGAGGACAAGTTCGTCCGGGGCCAGCCATCAGGAAAACAACCTCAGCCGGGGTCGTTCCATTACCCCAGCATGGAGCAATAACGCACGGAGGACACTATGGGAACCGAAGTCTCCATGAGCGGCGTTTACACGCTGCTTGAACTCGCAAAAAGGACGAACCAGGGCGAGCTGATCACCATCGCCGAGGTTCTGAACGAAACCAACGAGATCCTGCAGGATGCGGTGTGGATCGAGGCAAACCAGATCCTCGGCCACGTCGGCACCCGCAGGACCAGCCTGCCCGCGGGCACGTTCCGCCAGGCCAACCAGGGCGTGGCCGTCGAAACCTCGACGACCAAGCAGATCACGGAGCCCATCGCCCGACTCGAGGCGATCTCCGACATCGACGAGGCGATTATCGACATCGCCCCCAACAAGCAGGAAGCCCGCTCCCAGGAAGACCGGGCCTTCGTCGAGGGCCTCGGGCAGACCCTCTGCGAAACCGTCATCTATGGCAACGTGGCAACCGACGCCGAGAAGTTCAACGGCCTGTCCACCCGCTACGACGCCCTGTCGGACTCCAACGTCCTGGGCGCCTCGGGCACGGGGAACGACACGACCTCTCTGTGGATCGTGGAGTGGGGTCCGACCAAGGTTCACATGGTCTACCCCAAGGGATCGAAGGCCGGGCTCGAGATGAACGACAAGGGCAAGGTCCGCACCAACCCCTCTGCGACCACGGTCATGTACGCATACGAGACGCAGTTCGTGCAGTGGTGCGGCCTGTTCGTCCACGATGACCGCTGCGTCCAGCGCATCGCCAACATCGAGACGAGCGGCAGTTCCAACACCCTCAACGACGACCAGATCATCGAGGCCCTGAACCTTCTGCCGACGGCCGGCGGCTCCGGGCAGGCGCGGATCTACGTCAACCGGACGCTCAAGACCCAGCTCGACATCCTCGCGAAGGACAAGTCGAACGTCAACTACACCTCCGACAACGCCTTCGGTGTTCCCGTGACGCGGTTCCGGGGTGTCCCGGTGCGGCTCGTCGAGCAGATCCTCAACACCGAAACGGCAATCTCGTAAGGAGGTGCAGCCATGGGATTCTTTGATAACAAGCTTCGTTTCGACGACGGTCACGACCTCACTTCCGCATCCAGCAAGGCGTCGACCTATGAGATCGACTGCGCGATTGCCAACGCCAACCTGGGCGCCGGCACCCCGCTCGTGGTCGAGATCACCTGTGAGGTGGCGTTTGCGGGCGGCACCTCCATCACCTTCGAGCTTCAGCACTCGGCGGACGGGTCTTCCTACACGACCCTCGTGCAGTACCCGGCTCAGACGAGCATCGCAAAGGGCGACAAGTTCTACCTGATGGTGCCCGACAACCACTACCGCTTCCTGCAGCTCTACTACACCATCGTCGGCACGTTCACGGCGGGAACCATTACCGCCGTTCTTAAACCCCGCATGTAAAGCGGGGGAAAGGAAGTTCGATCATGTCATACGTTGCGATCCGTGCCTGCTGGCACAATAAGCGTTTCTACAGGCCGGGCATGATCTTCGTCCCGGCAGAGAAGGGCGAGAAGCCGCCCAGACACTTCGTCCCCGATGCTGACTTCACCCCGGGCGCCGTCGAAGAGGCGGCCCGCGAGGAGAAGATGAAGCGCATCGAGGTCAAGGCGCAGAAGGCCGGTGAAAGCGGCGCTACCGGGCCCACGGGCGGGAACGCCAGGAAGCCTTAACCCGACGGGGAGGGCCTTCGGGTCCTCCCCTTTTTTCAAAAGGTGAACTCATGGCCTGGGTGGATGTCTGCAACCTTGCGCTGCGTCGGCTCGGGGAGCGCCCGATAGACGACCTGACGGACGAAACCAAAGAAGCGGAAGCCTGCAACGAGAGTTACGAGGCCGCCGTGGACGATGTCCTTGTCATGGCCGACTGGACGTGCGCCAGGCACCGCAAGACCGTCACGGTCGATGCGACGGCGCCCGACTTCGGGTGGGATTACCGCTACTCCCTGCCGTCTTCCCCGTACTGTCTGAAGGTGCTCTCCATCGAAGACGATCCCGACTACGAGATCGAGGGCCGCTACATCCTCACCGACCAGGAAACCTCCATCAATCTCAAGTATACGAAGCGGATCACGGACGAGAGCGAACTGGACCCGCTCCTGCGGCGGGCCATCGTCCTGAAGCTGGCCCATGACATTTCGAGATATTTGGTGCCGTCGGAGTCCATCCGACAGTCCATCATGGACGAGTTCAAGGCCGTACTGCGGGAAGCCAAGGCGGCCAACCAGGCCGCGGACCACCAAACCGACGAGGACGAGGCGTCCTCGAGCAACGGAAACACTGAATGGATCGACGCCGGGAGGTAAGACCATGAAGAGAGTATTTGCAATCATAACCGCACTCATCGTGCTCATTCCCCATCTGGCCCTTGCCGCCGGGTCGGTCGCTCAGACGCTTCAGGTCCTCGGGCCGAGCAGGGACAAGGCCGTTCTGACGTTTACCTGGACGGGGGACAGTTCAACCGGTTCCGTGCCGACAACCGTAACAAACGATGCCATCACGGCTGAGTTGCAGCGTGGATGGTACGCCTACCTGATCGTGACCAAGCCCAGCAGCCCCTATCCGACAGACAATTACGACATCTTCCTCTATGACACGGACGGGTGGGACATCGCCGGGGGCATGATCAACAACCGCTCGACTACCTCAACCCAGCAGGTGACGCCGAAGCTCGACACGGTAAACACGCTTTACGGGGCGCGGCTGATCACGACGGCCCTGTCGATTGCGGTATCCAACAACACGACAGCATCTTCGTCCGGGATCGTCCGGGTGTTCCTTTACAAGTAGGAGGGCTCCATGAAAAAGACATTCATCCTTTCCATCGTTCTCCTGCTGGCCGCCTCGATGGCCTGGGCGGCTCCTCCGTTCGTTACCGGCGGGGGCGGGGCCTCAACCGCTGCCGAGGTGGTGGCCGTTTTCGGCTCCGGTTCGTGTTCCGGGTATCTGAAATCGGACGGGACATGCGACACGCCTTCCGGTGCCGGCGATGTTTCCAAGGTCGGCACTCCTACTAACCATCAATGGGGTTACTGGACTGGCGACGGTACTCTTGCAGGTGCTACGGTCACGGCATCCAAGGTAGTTTGCTCTAACTCTAATGGAGACCCTGTTGCCTGTACGAACCTAACAGATGTAGCCTTTTCCGGTTATGTGCCTACCTCGTGGATTACCAGGGCTGGAACGAACAATGTTCTAACCTACACAGGCGATTACTCCCTTGGCCTGACACTAACTGGTAATACTTCGGTAACGCTTCCTACTTCTGGAACATTGGCTACCACGGCTCTTAAGCCTTCAGACCTTGCTATATCTTCTCAGGCAGCTGGCGACGTTATCTACTTCAACGGGACAAATTGGGTTCGACTTGCGAAGGACACGGGGAAATACCTCAAGAGCGGTGATAGCGCTGTTTCGTGGGATACGCCTACTGGTGCAGCCCACGACGCCGTTTCCCTTGCGGCCTCCGCAACGCCTATCCTCGGCCTGTCCACTCAGGAACTTAGTTTCGACACGCAGACGGCCAACTACGTCCTCGCAGGGCCGACCACGGGGGCGGCGGCTGCACCTACCTTCCGCGCTCTTGTGGCGGCGGACATACCGGACATCTCGGCCACATATATTCCTAAGTCCCTTTTAACTGAACAGGGAGACATTATCTATGCCTCTGCCGCTGGTACTCCTGCGGCCCTCGCTCACGGTTCTGCCAACGCTCCCCTTCTGAGCGGAGGGAACGGGGCCAACCCTGCATGGGCAGCCTACACCATCGCCGCCCCCGATGCTGCCGGTGCGGTCCTCTACTCTGACGGGACGAACTGGACCCGCGCCACTACTCTCTCCGTGACCCTCAATAACGCCGCCGCTCAGTTTGTGGATCAAAGTGCAGCTACGAAAAAGATTCTTATTGACCCTTCTGGAAACACGGCAGGTGCTACTACTACAATTAAGACCAACCAGGCCGCTGACGCTACGCTGAACATCGGGGCCATTACAACGGGCGATTATGTGGCAGTAGGTCCGGCGCAGGTTCGCTTTACTGGTCCCACGGCAGCGCGGGCAAAAGCTGTTTCCGACGCCGCCGACACGATTGCCGAAGTGGGCCAGAACAACACCTTCACCGGCACGAACGTCTTTAACGGGGCCACGACCATCGGGGATGCCGGGGATGACATCGTTGTAAATCTCAACGTCAATGCCTCGGACGCCACCTATTCGGGACTGACGATCACGCGCACGGTCAAGACGGGGTCGGCAGCCGAAGCCTTCGGTCAGTGCATGTTCGTAAATTCCTCTGGCGAACTGGAAGCCGCGGATGCTGATGCTTCCACCTCCATGCCCTGCGTCTGCATCCTCGTGACCGCAGGCGAGGGGGCAAGCAAGAAATGCGTTATCAACGGCACCGTGACGGAAACGGACTGGAACTGGACGGTTGGGGGGCTTCTTTACGTCGGCACGGACCCCGCTACGACCACGGGCCTTACTCAGACGGCCCCCTCTGGTACGGGCGACCAAGTCCAGGTGGTCGGTGTTGCGCTGAGTGCGGACACGATCCTTTTCCAGCCTAGCCTCGTCCTCGTGGAGATCAAGTAATGAAAAGGCTCATACTTATTTTCCTGCTGATTCCATCCCTGTGCTTCGGGGCGGACGCCGCGAAAATCATGGGCGTGGCCTCGGACCCCTCGGGCACGAACAACGTCAACAAAGTTGATGCGATCACCTGGGGCACCACGGCGGGCAACGCCACGAAGGTCATGGGGGTGGCGGCGGCGGCTTCTCCATGCCAAGGAGCAAACCCATCTGACTGCACAAAGCGCGAAACATTTAATGGCAGTACAGCTTGCGGAGATGGTTCTCATTCTACCTGTGACAATACATGGGTATCTATCGTAAGTTGGTGCGACTTCAATGGAGGTACGCTTGATGGCTCTACCGCAATGACCTGTGGTGGAGCAACAAATATAGTTAGATTGCCTGCCTTTACTGCTGCCGGAACGTATTATGCGGCAGTAAAATTTTCAGCATCAGCCAGAGTATCCACCATTATTGCGTTTACGGATTCAAGCGATAATGATCTGTGCATGGCAACATGGGGGGGTGGTGATACAGGGAAAATCGGAGCCAAACAGGCAGGTGGAACGACAGCCTATAGCACCGGAACCTATAGTTCATCCACTCTTTATTACATAAAAATAAAGGGGGTAAAGGTAGCCACATCGGGCGATGCCAAATGCACCGTATGGATTTCGACCAACGGAACGAGTTGGACTCAGATAGCGGAATCAACAGATGGGACATGGACGGCAGACATATCGCGATTGTATCTACTTGGCCTTACAACAGTTACGAATACATTTGATGATGTTAGAGTTTACACCGGAGACATATCGTGGTGATTCGTCTTTTAATTATTGTTCTGTCCATTCTTGTAGCTACCCCGGCGATGGCCTGTGAACACAGGGACACGGTGCCGGTACTGATTGACGGAAAGGAAGTAAAGATTGATAGGTGTATCGCTCCAATCGTCAAGGCACTAAATGATGCAGGAATAAAGACCGTTTCAAGTTGTTGTGGTCACGGGAAATGGGATGGGTACATACTCCTTGAGGACAGGGCATTAATCGTGTGGCCTAAAGACACAAGGGTAAATACCATGAAACGGTACAAGAACGAACTAAACGCCAAGGGAGCATACTGGTGGGGTGGATGGCACGAAGAATAATAACAGCAATCATTCTATTTGTCCTTATTGCGTTCCCTTGTCATGCGGCGACCAAGTACATTAACGCAGCCTGTTCGTCAGGGTGTGACGGGTCAACGGAAGAAAAGGGATGGGCTACATTCGCCGCCGCAGCAGCAGCCGGATATGTCCGTGGCAATACCTATCTGATTACACCCGGAATATACAACGAGGACGTTACTATCGCGAAGGCCGAATCCGGTACGACGTGGATTTATTTCGAGAAGAACGGGGTCGGTACTGTAACTATCAACGGTACGTTGTATATCAACAACGGGTATATCTCCATTGACGGTATGACGGGTTCCGGTACGTCAGGTCATGGAATTAAGGTATATCAGGCCACCCAACCAACTACCGCACAGAAAGTTGTCGTTTACGCACAGGGACTCGGGGCAAATCCATTGTACCTGTCACACATGGAATTGCAGGGGCCGGGAGAAAGTGATGGTTGCGACCCAGCCGAAACATCCTGTTATTCGAGAGGTTTGTATATAACTGGTTCGTCCAAGTGGAAACTGTCAAACGTATGGATTCACCAAGTAAGTACAGATGGGATTGCCACAGGTATTGTAACTGGCACGAGTTTTTCAGAATCTCCTGCTGAGTACGGAGCATTAATTGAAAACTGCGTCATCTCTGAAACAGGAAAATCGGATGGAGATGCCCACGGTCAGGGAATCATGTTCTATCCCGGTTCTGGAACTATTACCGGAACCTCTTACATTATCATAAGAAATAGTATTTTCAGGAACACTCTTGGCACGGCTGCAATCGCCTTTCTCGGAAATAACGGGATAACACATTCGTATATCAGAATTTATAACTGCATCTTTTATTCGACAAGCACAGATTATGGACATTCACCGGGAACCGTCTATGTTCGCACGGGCGATCCGGGAAGCAATACCTGTGACAACCTAGAAATATACAACAATTCCTTCTACAACATTGGAAGTACAGGCGGTTGGGTTGGTCAGATTGCCATTCAGGCAGAAACGATAACCAATACTTATGCCAAGAATAACATCTTCGAGAATTGCTATCAGACGCAAACGTGGGGAGTAACGCAGACCAATTACGGTTGCTACAATAATAGCGGGGCAACGGCCTGTGCCAACGATCCAGCAAAGGTTGCGACAACATTTAATTCCCCCGCATCTTATGACTTCACCCTTAAATCAGGCGGGTATGCAATAGACGCCGGAACGTCACTATCTTCTATATTCACGACGGACATATTGGGAAATACGCGTGCTGGCACATGGGACATCGGAGCCTATGAATACATCACCTACCCCTCCGCTTCTATCGGCTCCGGCGCCACGATGAGCATCGGGGCAGGGGCAACGATGACGGTGCATTGATGGACCTTCTCCTTTCGCCCTTCGAGGGCATGAGATGGATGGTAGCGGGAACGAAACTCGCGGTCAGCATTGCGAGAGCAGCGACGGAATTTTGGCTTGATGTGATGGATCCCTGGTGGTGAGCGGTGAAGCTGCCCCGGCAGGCTGGCGGGCCCGCCGGGGTGGATGGATGAAACGAGCATCCAAACAGGCCGAGGCCCAGCTTCAATCGGATGGGGCAGGCTAACAGAGGATGCCCAGGAAATCAAGGGGGCGAATAATGGACATCGGGACGGCAATAGCGGTTTGCGGAATCAGTTTCTCGGCCGCCGCGATCGTTTTTAAGATAGTGCCGGATAAGAAAAAATGTGAAGCCGATCACTGTCAGGACCACTCCGGCGTGATCAAATCAATCGAAAATATAGACTCCTGGCTCTGCAAGATCGACGAGAAAGTAACAGCTCTCTTGAGGAACGGGAAGGGACAATGAACCAGAACCGCAAAGCCTTCCTGGACATGATCGCCTGGAGCGAAGGGACCGCCGGGAAGGGCGACAATGGGTACAACGTCGTCGTCGGTGGAAAGCTCTTTGATGGATACCTGGACCATCCCCGGATCAAGGTCAAGGTGCGCGAAGGTCTATGGTCAACTGCGGCGGGTCGGTATCAGGTACTTGAGCGGTTCTTTGACCACTACCGGGTGACATTGGGCCTTCCTGACTTTGGGCCGGATTCCCAAGACAAGATCGCCCTGCAGCTCATCAAGGAGTGCGGGGCCCTGTCCCTCATCGACCTCGGGCAGATAGAGCCCGCGATCAAGAAGTGCCGCTCCCGCTGGGCATCGTTCCCGGGCGCCGGCTACGACCAGCATGAAAACGCAATGGCAAAGATGCTCGACGCCTACACCCAGGCGGGCGGGACGTTTGGACCAATAACGTAAGGAGGACCCCATGAAGAGAAAGTATTTTGCGGCCCTTGTGGCGCTCATCATGATCCTGATGGCGCTCGGATGTGCGGAAAACAAACCCTTTTTAACGACGGTCATGGAAACCAAGGTTGCGGCCGAGGATGCCTTGTATTACGCCCGGGCCTACTACAATGCCGGGCGTCTCTCGGAGCAGCAGTTCAACTCTGTGCGGCAGGCCTATGACGCCCTCTACGTCGTCCAGAACTCGGCCATCGACGCGAGGATTGCATACCTCAAGATGCCGGCCGACGCCACGGCGGAGCAGAAATACAAGGTCGCCCTGGCCCAGGTGACGCAGGCGGCCATGAAATTCACCGAGATCGCGCTGGCCCTCGGGTTGATTAACCAGGGGCAAACCATCGATCCGGCAATTCCCATCAGACAGTAAAGGAGGACGCCATGAGTGTAGCAGCAGGAGTTGCAATCGCAAAGACGGCCGTTGACGTTGCGACGGCCCTGACCATCATCACGACCCTGGCCATCAAGGTCAAGGCGGCCCATGACGCCGGGGAAACCACGGTAACTGTCGAGGACGAAATCGCGCTGCTCGAGAAGGCGCGGCTTGCGACCTCGGCGCAAATCATCGGCGAGGCCGACAAGGCCATGGGGAAGGGATGAAGAAACTGGCCCTCACCCTGTTAATCATCACGGCCCTCGTGCTGCTTGCCTTGTTCTGCGGTGAGCTGCGCGAGGCTTTTCAAGGGGCGTGGCGGTGAGCTTCAACGGACCTCTGGACACAACCGAGATCGGGGAACTGGACGGGCGCGTGGTGCATCGGCTCAATTCCAAGCTGATCTTCCGCGGCGTCTGCGTCCCCATCGGTTTCCAGACGGACCTTGCCAGCGTCCCGCGCCTTCCGGTGGTATTCCTCCTGTGGGGCGACAGGGCACACCGCCCTGCCGTCCTGCATGATTACCTCTACCGGAAAGATTCGAGACCGACCCTTCCGAAACGGCTTGCCGACGCCTTCTTTCGTGAGGCCATCTTGGCGACGGAAAGCGGGTATCGGGGCCGGTTCATCGCCTGGGGAATGTGGCTCGGGGTAGCCCTTGGGGGCTTCTCCTCGTACCATAAACTGACAGTCAATCATCAACTTGTCGAGTACATCGACCCCGTGCAGTAGGTGACACATGAAACTCGAAGACATTATCGCAAACATGAAGGACGGACCGACGACGGCGGTTGCTACCGTGGGGCTCCTGGTGACGGGCGTGTCGTACTTCAAGGACACCGTGGCGGCAGTGACGAAAGCCCTGTCCGATATGGGATACACCCTCACCCCGGACAAGGAAACATGGCTTTACGTCGCCGTGGGGCTGATCTTCGTCAAGATGATCTTTTTTGAAGGCGGGAAGAAGAAAGAGTAGATCCCATTTCCCTCTCCCTCTGTCCCGGGGGCGGGCTACCTCCTCCCCAACCCCCGGGACACCTTAAAGGTGAATGATGGCGACCGCGAACCCTCTGATTTCGAGTTTCAACGCAGGCGAGCTTTCCCCGCTTCTCGACGGGCGCCCGGACCATGCAAAATATTACGCGGGTTGCCGGATCATGGAGAACATGATCCCTTTGCCCTACGGCCCTGCCACGAAGCGCCCCGGCACCTATTTCGTCGCGGAGGCGAAGCACTCCAATCGAAAGTGCCGTCTGCTCCGGTTCGAGTTCTCGACGACGCAAGCCTATATCCTCGAAATCGGCCATCAGTATATCCGCTTTTACAAGGACTCAGGGCAGATCACTTCCGGCGGGTCGGCCTACGAGATTTCGACCTCGTACACCGAGGACGAGATTTTTGATCTTCAGTTCGCCCAGTCGGCCGACACGCTTTACATTGCTCACCCGAATCATTGTCCCACTTCGGTCACGCGCACGGGGCATACTGCGTGGGTCCTCAGCACCATCACCTTTACCGATGGCCCCTATCTGGACGAGAACACGACGGCAACGACCCTGACGCCATCGGGAACGACGGGGAGCATCACCCTGACGGCCTCGGCGAACCTGTTCGACTCCACACAGGTCGGAACATTCTTCCGGCTCAAGCACTCTACGACGTGGGGATATGTCCAGATTACGGCCGTCACGAACGCGACGGAAGCGACGGCGGACGTTAGATCCACCCTCGGGGGAACCGGGGCCGTAACGACGTGGAGGGAGGGGGCCTGGTCAACCTACAGGGGATATCCTTCAGCGGTGTGCTTCTTCGAGGACCGGCTCGTATGGGCGGGCGGCCCGACTAAGCCGCAGACGTTCTGGATGTCCGCAACGGGTTCCTTTCTCGATCACACCCCGGACGGAACGGACGCCGACGATGCCATAGCCGTGACGATCCTGTCCGACCGGGTCAACGCTGTCCGCTGGATGGTGCCTCAGAATTACATCATCGCCGGGACCGTGGGGGCCGAGTGGCGAATCGGCGGGGCATCCTCGGCCGACGCCATCACCCCGACGAGCATAAACGCCCGCCGGCAGTCCACCTATGGGTCCAACTCCGTACAGGGCATCCTCATCAACGACGTGGTGCTTTTCGTCCAGCGGCAGGGGCTCAAGGTCCGCGAGCTGGTCTACAACTACGACAGCGACGTGTTCCAGGGCCGGGACCTGACGATGCTGGCCTCCCACATCACCGAATCCGGCGTGACCTGCCTGGACTACCAGAACGAGCCCTATTCGCTCCTCTGGGCCGTTCGGGACGACGGGCAGCTTTTGTGCCTGTCCTACGAGAGATCGGAAGAGGTCGGGGGATGGGCCAGGATGATCACCCAGGAAGTGACGGGGGGCTATTTCGAGAGCGTCGCCGTCATCCCCGGGACAAACGAGGATCAGGTATGGGTGTCGGTCAAGCGCACCATCGGAGGGATCGACAAGCGCTACATCGAGTATTTCAAGCCCTTCACCTGGCCGGATGACAAAGAGGACTATTTCCACGTCGATTCGGGTCTAACCTGGGACGGGGGGGCCGCCGTGGCGATCTCCAACATCACCCTTGCAAACCCCGTGGTGGTCTACGCGGCCAATTCCTTTGCCGGGGGAGAGAATGTCCGGTTGACCGAAGTGGGTGGGACGGAGGAACTGAATGACACGGTCTTTACGGTTGCCAACCCCACGGCGACCAGTTTTGAGCTTTCGGGTATCGACGGCACGTCTTTTACGGCCTACACCGGGGCAGGATTGGTCCAGAAGGTCGAGAACACGTTTTCCGGGCTCACCCACCTGGCCGGGGAGACGGTGGCCGTAGCGGCCGACGGAGGGGCATTGGACGAGGAAATTGTCAGTCCTTCGGGGACGGTGACGCTGGGCGACTATTACAATGTGGTCCATATCGGCCTGCCCTACACGGCCAAACTGCAGCCGATGAAGCTCGAGGCCGGCGGGACGGTAGGGACCTCCCGGGGGCAGGTCAAGCGGATCTCCCGCCTCGTGGCGAACTTCTACAAGACTTTGGACTGCGAGGCCGGGCCGGACGCCGACAGCCTGACGGAGATCCTGTTCGACCAGGACGACGAACCATACAGCGGGGAGCAGGAGATCCTGTTCAAGGGGCGCCACGAGATGAACGGGGACATCCTTTTACAGAGTTCCAAGCCCCTGCCCATGACGGTCCTGTCCGTGGCCGCTTACCTGACGACCTGGGACCGGAGGGGGGAGTGATGCTGAACGTGATACCTTACGAAGACTTTCACGCCCTGGAAATCAAGGTTCGGGACATGGACGAGGCAAAGAGAAAATCCCAGGAGTGGCGAAAGTGGGCGATGGACAACGCCCTGCAGGGTCCATCCTACACGATTCGGGACGGAAATCACATCCTGTCATGCTGCGGGGTGCGGGTCCTGTGGCCCGGGGTCGGGGAAGCATGGCTTATCTTCTCCCCGGAGATCGAGAAGCACACCCTTGAGGCCACGAAGATCATCAGGACGTATCTGGCGAAGATCATAGCGGATTGCGAGTTGAGAAGGGTGCAAGCCTTCGCCACGGTGAACAGCCCGAAGGCGGCAAGGTATCTGGAAGTTCTCGGGTTTCAGCGTGAAGGGGTCCTTCGTAAGTTGGGCCGGGACGGCTCCGATCATTACTGCTACGCGATTGTCGCGGGGGACTAAATCATGGGATTCGATCCGATCAGCCTGGGGGCAATGGCCGTTGCGGCGGGTGCCGGTCTGTCCGCCGTCTCGACGCTTCAGGCCGGGCAGCAGGCGAAAAAGTGGGGCGAGTACAACGCGGCCGTCTCCCGGCAGGACGCCATAGCCATCCAGGACGCCACGGAGTACGAAGTCGGCAAGATGGAAAAGGAAGGGGAGCGCCTGAAGGGAACCCAGCGCGTTTCCTATGCCAAGGGCGGGGTATCCATGGAAGGGACCCCGTCCGCGGTGATTGCCGACACGGCCCGGGACATCAACCTGGACATCGCTGCCATCCGGCACAAAGGAAGGACGGCGGCCAACAAGCTCGAGGCCCAGGCGGGAATTGACGAGATCAAGGCCGGGCAGGCCGAGCGGGCTTCTTACTGGGGCGCTGCGTCAACGATCCTCTCCGGGGCCGGGTCCACGGCAACGGCCATGTGGGGACCCCGCGGCTTTTACCGCTACACGAAATAAGGGAGGTGTGCTTTGCCTCGTATCCCAATGTACCAGCAGCAGCAGTCCCTTCCGACCTCCGGGGCCGGGGTCAGGGTGGAGCCCTCCGAGATGCTGGCCGAGCAGGCGGCGGCGAGAAAGACCGGGGCGGCCGTCATGGACCTCGGGGAAACCGTAGCCATCCGGGGGCACCAGATCCAGGCTGACATTGACGAGAAAAGGACGCTGGACGAGTTCGCGGCCTTCGATTCAGAGGCCCGCCAGTACGTCCTGAAGCAGCGCCAGGTGATTGGGAAGAGCGCGATCCGCACCAACGAGGACGGCACCTTTGCCCTGAACACCGACGCCGAGAAGTGGCACGCGGACAAGATCGATGCCTATGTCGGAAACCTCGATAACGAGAACCAGAAGCGGGCCTTCCGCAAACTGGCAACCTCGCAGACCGATCAGAATCTGAATCACATCGCCTCGCACATCAGCACCGAATACGGCAACTACAACCGGGAGGTCCGGGCAACGTGGGTGCAGAACACCCTGGATGCCATCCAGCTTTCCGGGGGCGATCCGGGGTCGATAGATTCGGCGGTCGGCAAGTATCAACTCGCCATGAAGGCCCTTTATCCCGGCCAGGACATCACGGAGCTGATGCAACGGGATATGACGAGGTTCGAACATGCGGCGATGGGAGCCCGCAGCAAGTTCGAGGAAACGAGGGCGTTCAACGAGCTTCGGACCAAGCACGGGGACAATGCCACGGCGGCTGTTGAAGAATTGATGAAACCGGAAAGCTATCCTGGCATGACCGTAGAGGATAAGCAGAAGGTGGCAAACATCATCCGAGCCGACATCACCTTCAAGGAGCAGGAGAAGAGAAGGGCAATCGACGACCGGCAAGGAAAGCTTCTGGCCGAGTTCTCCGAGTTGAAGAGATCCGGCAAATCGCGCACGTCCTGGTATCGTAACGTCGAGGATATGGCGAGAAGGGGAGAGGTGACAGACGAATTTCAGCGCAGCGCAATCTCCATGCTCAACCAGGACATTCAGGAGGCCAAAACCGGGGGAGAGACGAACCCCGTATCCTATGCGGCACTCCACGAAAAGGTGATGAGAGGAGCGGCGACCATCGAGGAAATCATGGGGGCCAAGGGAATCAGTTTCGCCCACAAGAACGCCCTCATTGACAAGTTCTACTCGAAACAGGGTTCTGAAGTGAAAGAGGCCGAGACGCAGGCAAAGAACTATCTAAAGTCTCAGCTTGTCTCCACGGGTCCGCTCGGGAACCCCCTTCCGGCCGAGCATGAACGGCTCTTCAAGGCTTACGAGGCCATCGACGTTCACGCCGACGCGGCACGGAAGGCCGGGAAACCTTGGACGGTCAAGGAATACATGGACTATGCGACACAGCTTGCGAACTTCTACCGCCCGACCATCGAAAGCAAGGTGCGGGATATGAACTCGGCTTTCGGGACTCCGCAACCAGCGCAGGCTGCGACCACGCAAAAGGCAGAACCCGCCGACATGAAGCGAAAGCCGGGAGAAACGATTGATCAATATCTGAAACGAACGGGGCAGGAATGAACCTCGAACAGTTAAGGCAAGCCGGATTCAGCGATGACGAGATTCAGGCGCACGTTGCCACGAAAGCCACGTCCCTGAAAGCCGCCGGGTTCACCGATGCAGAGATCGAAGCAAAGTACGGGCCGAATACCGTCACGGCACCGGAGCCGGTGTCCTTTAATTGGGACAAGACCTTTGATGAGATCAAGGTGAAAGACGCATCCGACGTGATGATCGGGGAGACGGGAACCCCGCAGGCGGTAGTTGACGTTCTGCACGAGCAATTTGTGAAGCCCTGGCAGGCGGTAGGGTTCGGGTCGGCGGCGTCATTCAACCGGGGGATGGCTACCTTCTCGACGCACCTTGACATCCTGGCGGACTACGTCGAGAAAAACACGGGGATGCAGAAGGGCGGGGCCTTCAAGGGGGCCGCCGAGATATTCAACAAGAACAAGGACTATTGGGCCAAACGAGCCGAGGAAGTCGGCCCGACCTTCTTGCAGGAGCTTTTCGGGGAGGCCGTGGGCGGGGCTGTGCCGGGCGTTTCTGAGTTCCTTCTGAACGTCCCCTACGCTGGACTTCTGGGGGCCGCAGAAGCCTCAAAGGATGGCGGCAACGAGGTAGGCAAGGCCCTGACCGAGATGGCAAAACGCGGGCTTCTCGGGGCTGTCTTCCACGCGATGGAACCCTTGAGCGTCTACCTGCGGACGCCGGTGTTCGGGACCGTGTTCGGGGCGCAGGCGGCCTTTGAGGGCGGGGAACCTCGGGACATTGCGAAGGCGGCGGGGACCGGCATCATCTATTCTGCCGCTTCCCCCGGTGGACGCTACGGCCTGAACGAACTGCGAGAAAACCTGCGGGACTCGTTCCGCAAGACCGAAAGGAAGGTGGAGGAAGTCAGGGCGGCAGAGCAGCCGGACGCTGCTCCGGTTGAGGAGCCGGTGAAGACGGAAGTTAAGCCAATCTATCGGCAGGGGAACGAACTGGGGAAATGGTGGTCAGAAAGCAGATCGTATGCGGAAAGTTTCGGCAAATCAGGAAAGAAGATACAAGAAAAATCACTTCCTGAGAATCTTAAAATAATTTCCGAGGAAGAACTGAAACTCACGAATGAAGAAAACAAGGCTATTCAGGAAGCAAAGCCGGGGAGCAGAGAAAGCGAGGCAATATATGATCAGGCTCTCGAAAAACTAGGGGCCGATGGCTTCTCTAGGCTCGAAGATACAATGGCCGGGGAGCAGTCAACGTCTTATTATCTAAAATCACCCGGCTCTCTTGCTATGGCCCCCGAGAAGGACTTCCGGCGAACCCCCGAAGGCAAGGAAAAGCCGCAGGAGAAGCCCATCGGACGCTCCGAAATCAGGGAGTTTCTGGAAGAAAAACTCGGGCAGACGATCCGCGTCGGCAGGTTCCGTACTCCCAACGCCCTCGGCATTTTCAAGAGCGCCGAGGAAGTCGTCAGGATAAAGAACGCAAACGACATCGAAGTCATCTCCCACGAGATAGGCCACGCCATCCATAAATTTCTCTGGCCGGAATCCATCGTGCCTTCCAAGGGGTTCACGGCCCAACCCTTCACGGCCTACAAGGGGGAGCTGGACCCCATTGCCACGAAGCCCAAGGCCGGATCGTCTGACATCACAACGGAAGGCTTTGCGGAGTTTATGCGCCTCTATGTTACCGACGTGAAGCAGGCCCAGGCAAAGGCCCCTTCGTTCTTCAACTACTTTGAGGCGCAACTCGATTTAAAGGCCCCGGAAGTCAAGGAAATCCTCCTTGAGGCCCGCAAGCGCTACGACCTTTTCATGAAGCAGCCTGCCCTTCAGCGGGTCATGTCTCAGATTTCCGTAGGGGAGAACATCAACCGCAAGGCCAGCACATTTGACGAACTCTACACGATGACGGTGGATGATCTGCATCCCCTGGAAGTCGTTGTCAAGGAAATGGCCGGGGGACAGAAACTCGAAGCCGCAAAGGACCCCTACAAGCTGGCAAGGCTGATGAAGGGATGGACCGGGAAGGCTGAGGCGTTCCTGAAAAACAGACCCTTCGATTTCAACACCTACAAGGACATTCCCGGATCGAAGTCCCTGAAGGACATTCTCGCCCCGGTCAAAAGCGAACTCGACACCTTCCGGGCCTACATCGTCTCGAAGCGGGCGCTTGAACTCTCGGGTCGGGACATCGAAACCGGCATCCTGCGGGAAGACGCCGAGGCCGTGGTGAAGGACTACGACGGCAAGTACCGAAAGGTCTTCGAGGACCTGAAGAAGTTCCAGGATCATTCCCTGAACTACCTGAAGCAAAGCGGACTGATCGATGATTCGGCCTATGTCGCCATGAAGGCGGCCAACGACGATTATGTTCCCTTCTACCGTGTGATGGAGGACTCGAAGGGATACGGGGTCGGGACCGGCTTGCAGTCCCGCCAGCCAGTCAAGGCGATCAAGGGGTCGTGGCGGGACATCGTTGACCCGCTCGAATCCATCATCAAGAACACCTTCACCTATATCAACCTTGCCGAAAAGAACGCCGTGGGCCGTGCGCTCGTTGACCTGGCAAAGAGCAAGGAAGGGCTCGGAAAGTACGTCGAGAAGATCCCCACTCCCATGAAGGCCATCCAAGTCAAGGAAAGCGAAGTCCCGCAGATCAAGGCCATCAATCAGATGTATTCCGAAATGCAGATGATGGCCGATCAGTTGGGGCTCGGGACGAAAGCCCTTCAAGCCGTTGATGATGTGTTCACCGTGTTCCGGCCCTCGTCCTTCATCCCGAAGGAGAACGTCATTTCAGTATGGAAGGACGGCAAGCGGGAGCTCTATCAGGTCCACCCGGACATCGCCCGGACGTTCCAGGCCCTCGACGCCGAGCAGACAAACCTTGTCCTGAAGATTCTGAGCAAGCCCGCCTCGTGGCTCCGGGCCGGGGCTACGCTGACCCCGGAATTCATCGCCCGGAACCCCTTCCGCGACCAGTATAGCGCCTTCATCTTTTCCAAGTATGGGTTCGTCCCGGCCTTCGACACCGTCCAGGGCGTGTTTGCAATGGCGAAGAAGAACGATCTCTACTGGGACTGGAAGAAGGGCGGGGGCGATCACTCCATGCTCGTCTCGATGGACCGGGACTACCTTCAGGATGCCCTCGGGGATGTATTGCAGCAATACCCTTTGCGGAACGTGATCAAGAACCCAATCAATGGCCTGCGACTCCTCTCTGAACTCGGAGAGGCTGGAACTCGCCTCGGAGAGATGGCCGCAGCGGAAAGGAAACTCGGGAAATCGAAGGCGGCACTTCAGGAAGCGGCATTCTCAACCCGCGAGGTGACGCTCGACTTTAACCGCGTCGGGGCAAAGACGAAGGCCGTCAATTCCATCATCGCCTTCTGGAACGCCCAGGTGCAGGGCATGGACAAGATGGGGCGCGCCTTCAAGGACAACCCCGTCGCCACGACCGCAAAGACGGCGGCGGCAATCACCCTTCCGTCCGTCATCCTTGCCATTGCTACCCACGGGGACGAGCGCCTGAAAGAGGTCCCGCAGTGGCAAAAGGATTTGTTCTGGGTCATCCCTACCGACTCGGGGATCTGGCGCATCCCCAAACCCTTTGAACTCGGCATCCTGTTCGGGTCCATTCCTGAGAGGGTAACGCATTTCATCATGGATCAAGACCCCAAGGCATTTGACAATGTCCTCGAATCGCTCGGCAGGGGATTTTCCCCCGGCATGGTCCCGACTATCGCGGCGCCCATCGTTGAGAATTGGGCGAACAAGTCCTTTTTCTTCGACCGCTCCATCGTTCCCCGGAGCCGCGAGGACCTGCTTCCCGAGTACCAATACGGGGAGTACACGACGGAGACGGCAAAGCAACTCGGTAAGATCGTCGGGAAATTCCCCGGCATGGACCAGACAAAAGCCGCCTCTCCTGCCTACATCGAGAACCTTGTCAGGGGATGGACCGGGGGCCTCGGGAAGTACGCCCTTGATATAGCCGATGCGGGTTTGAGGGCGTCAGGAGTGACGCAAGAAAAGTTTGAGAAGCCATCGAAGACCCCTGCAGACATCCCCTTCGTCAAGGCTTTTGCCGTGCGCTACCCGGCAGGCAACGCGGCCAGCATCGAGAAGTTTTACGACTCTTTCGAGAAGGCCCAGGCCGTCAACAAGACCGTAAAGGTCCTGCTGAACAAGGAGCAAAACCCGGAACTGGCAATGAAGTTGTGGCAGGAAAGCGGCATGGCCGATCTGTCCGGCATGCATCAGGCCCTTGGGGCGATCCGCAACACCATCGACCTTGTTTACAGGAACCCCGGTATGACGGGCGACGAGAAGCGGCAACTGATCGATACCATGTACCTGCAAATGATCCAGATCGCGGCGCAGGGCAACACCATGTTTGAACAACATGAGAAAGTGATGAAACAATACCGATGAACCCTTCTCTTATCCTCAAACTCGGCCTCTTCCTGGTCCCCGTGTGGTACTTCTTCCCGTCCATCACGGTCGAATCTCTGCCGCGCCACGGGCAATTCGTGATGATGATGGCCGTTTCGACGGTTGCCCTGGCCTTCGTCTCGAAAAACTTGTGGGTGCGGCTTTTCTGCATCTATTCAGTCGCGTGGGTGCTGTTCGCCCAGGTCATATCCATGATCTTCGTGAGCCCGCACAACATCATCGGGGCGACGATGGCGCGGGACTTCATGCGTCACTTGCTGGTTGCCGTCGGGATCTACGCCATCGTGGTCCGAAGCGAGGACAGCCTTGACTCATGGCTTGACTGGATCTGTGCCCTGGCCTGCTTTCAGATGATCGTCGGGATTCCCCAGGTGTTCGGGTACTTCCCGGAGACGGAACTCCTGAAGTCCATGGGCCTGATGGCGGAAGGCAAGATGAACGAATCGGCAACGGGGCTGATGGAAAACCGCAACTTTTTCAGCGGGTTCCTGGCTATCTCCCTGCCGTTCTTCCTGCGGGGCCGGTGGAAGTGGTGGCTCCCCTTGCTCATCGGTCACCTGGCTTTGTCACAGACAAGCACCTCCGTTGCGGCCGCGGCCGTGGGCGCCTTCATCGCCCTGCACGGTCAATGGCTCATCCTGGCCGTGGTCTGGGCGTCCGGCGCGGCTTACCTGTGGATTGACGGGGACGCCCTCAGATCGGAGCGGTGGAACTACTGGCGCGAGATGGTGACGGGGTTCGACTGGGATTCATGGTTTAGTGTAACCTTCGGATATGGGCCCTATGCCCGGTGGATGCACAAGTTTCACCCGCACAGCGAGTACATGAAACTCTGGTGGGACTTCGGGCCTCCGGGGGTGGTGCTGGCCGCCGGGTATCTCTGGACGCTTCCACGGGCCGACAGGACGCTTTGGGCGGCACTTCTGGCCGGGGCGGTGATCTGTGTCGGATCGTTCCCGTTCCACCTTCCTGTTTCGGCCTATCTACTGATCGTGATCATGGCGCTCATCGAGCGCGAGGGGGCAAAATGACCGTAGCGACGACGACCAGAAAGATCCAGTACGAGTGTGACGGCTCCACCTACGAGTTTGATTTCAGCTTCCCGATACAGGACGAGGAAGACATCTCCGTCATCGTGACCGACGCGGCCGGGGTCGAGACGGCCCTGACATTGACCACGAACTTCGAGGTTGACTCGGACTCGGGGAGTTTCGCTTCCGGAGGGACGGTGACGACGGTCACTTACGGCTCCGGGGTGCGGGCAACCTACGCCTGGGCCTCGGGGTACACGATCACCATTTACCGCTCCATCTCCCAGACGCAGGAAACGGAGTTCCGCAACAATCGGCAGTTCCGTCAGGCGGCGCTCGAGACCGCCCTAGACCGGGTCGTGATGATGGTTCAGGACCTCTCCGAGCGCATCGACCGGATCGTCACAGTGCCGGTGACGGACGGGGCGAGCTCGCTCGAGTTGCCCAATGCGGCGGCCCGGGCACGCAAGTACCTGGCATTTGACGGGAGCGGCAACCCCACGGTGTCTGCTGCGGCCGCCCCTGAGGCTTCCGTTTCGGCCTTCGCCGCAACCCTGCTTGACGATGCCAACGCCGCAGCGGCCCGGTCTACCCTCGGTCTGCCGTCGAATATCGAGACGTTGACCCTTCCGGCCTCCACCACGATCACCGCAGCGGCAAAGACGGTTCTGGACGATACCACGGTAGCGGCCATGCTCACCACTCTCGGGGCGATGCCAAACACCAACGGGATCGGGATGTGGGGAGGGAAGGGGTACAACAACCTTTACATCGAGCGGTCAAACGCCACGACGGTAAGCTTGTCCTGCGACGAGGCATTGCTTCAGAACTCAACCGGCTATCTTTCCAAAATGTTTTCCTCGATCAGTGTGTCGGCCGCCATCACCGCGGCCGGCGCCGGGGGGCTCGACGCGGGGTCCGAGGGAACGTCAAGGTGGTACTACATCTATATCATCGGGAAATCGGACGGGACGGTAAACGCCCTGCTGTCCGAATCCTCGACAGCTCCGACCCTTCCCAGCGGTTACACCTACATGCTGAGGGTCGGTGCCGTTCGAAACAGCGCCGGGGGTGACTTCGTAGACTTCAAGCAGCGTGACGATATGGTCGCCATAATATCTGTGGATGTGGTGAGCGGAGGGTCCGCGGGGAGCTACACGGAGGTCGATATTGCCGGGCAGGTCCCGGCCACGGCCAGGGCGGTAACGGGGAGCCAGATTGTCACGGAGGGCACGGGGGACGATGCCGGGTCCGCGGTGGCATCTACAAGCGACGGTCACGGCCAGGTTACGGCCTACAACATGTCAACGGGGGCCTCCGTCACTACGATTTCGACACGGTTTCCCTTCTTCCTGGCCCTCATCACGGCGCAGAAGTTCTATTATAAATTGAACTACGGGGATGCTGTGACGGTGAGCCTCAGCGGGTGGAGGTACTGAGCATCGACACGAACTGATTTCCTTCCTCGTCTGTCCATCTCTGGTCGATGCGGTATGCAATAGGCCCTCCCTTCTTCAGGAAGACGCCGACCGTCCTGTCCTTGTGGATGCAGATCACAATTTGCATCGGTTTTTCCGGGTGCCACGATGATTTCATGGTGAAATAATCATGGACGACGAAACCGGCAATGAGCAGGCAACACGCGATTCCGAAGAATGTTTCAATCTTTCCCATCATATAGCCTCAAGGATTCTTTGCAGTTCGGGAACGACGACGGTTTCAAGCGCCGCGTTAGTCGGGTGAACGTGATCGGGAATCATCTCGTGCAACTCACCCGTGGAGTACCGGAGCCACAGGGGGTACAGGTCAAGCAGGTGTGCCCCCGTGTCCCATGCAACCTCCCGCGTGATCTGATAGTAGGCTACCAGATTGGGATGCCGGGTCGGGTCGTGCATCTCTGGGTTTGTTGTCATTAGGTATACCTCAGCCCCATATGCCTGGAACGCCCGGACCATCTCTGTCAGATACAGCCTCGTGTCCTCTAGTTCGACGTGCAACTCCGCGCTTTCGCTGGCATCGTTCATCACGGCTTCGATGAACACGATGGGGGCCTTGATGTCCACGGCGTCTTGCAGGTGGTCAAGGAGCATGGCCGACGAGTGCCCGCCCCATCCCCGGTTCCTGATCCAGATGTTGAATTCCTTCTCATGCCTGCCCAGGACGTAGGCCATTCCGGTTGCGTTCTCGCCGGCCGTCAGGGAGGTGCCAAACATCGTGACCATCGTCGCCGTGTCCGACGGGGGCGCCGGCGACTCGGTCGGTCCTCCTCCCCCGCAGGAGAGGAAGAGCAGGAGCAAAATTGCGGGGCTCCATTGCGGGGTTTTGGTGATAAAAGAGCGCAAACGGGCGAAAAATCCGCAGTAAGTATCTGCAATATCATTGGATTTATTGCCTCTTTGCTGTGGGGTCTGAGGCTTTGGGAGCATGAGGTCCTCGGTTCGAACCCGAGCGCCCCGACCAAGTAAATTCAAGATGTTATGCTTCATGGCGTAGCTCCTTTATCTTTTGATTGCGGGGTATCGTTGCGGGGTTTGGCCTCTATTTCGTCAAGGTTGGCATGGGAGAGAGACAGCTTTTCGGCCAATTTCTCACCGGCCGCCTTTACGCTTTGGTCGAGGGACTTCAGGTAGATTTCCGTCGTCCGGAGCTCCCGGTGCCGGAGCATCTTGGAGATCATGGCCAGGGTAACATCGGGGTCCTGGGCTAACAGGTGGGCCCCGTAGTGCCTCAGATCGTGGAAGTTGTAGTACAGGGGATAATCCTTCACCTTCCCGCGGATCCTCCGCTTCGTTACCTCCAGGGGCTCGAGGCCGGCCCGCCGGCAGATGGCGTCCATCAGTTTCGGGCGATGGTAGTAGCGATCGCCTGTCCTCTCGTTGAAGAACACCCATTCCCGCTGCGTCCGTTCCTTCAGGCGCCTCTCGAGGATGGACCGGAGAGGTTTCACCATGGGCATCTTGTCGGCTTCCCAGGTCCCTCCCTTGCGCTTGCGTGATGCCTCATGCGCCATGTCGCGCAGCGCGTTAAGGTGGTCGTCGGTCACTTGAGGAATCCCTTGATAGCCTTCTTTGTCTTTGACGGGATATGCTGTGGAACGCTGTTTTCCGTCCTGTAGAATGGCTCACCGTCCATCCAAATGAAGCACTCCCTCACCCCCTCTATCACCTTCTTCGCGGCGGCGAGGTCGGACTGTTAACCTTTTCCATTCCCGTTTAAGTACAGCACCCTCTGTTGGGCATCCATCTTCTTCCCTAACGGAGCATGGCTCACCTTTCTCCCGCTCCTGTTTTGCGTAGTACATTATAGGAGCAAAGTTACACTTGATTTGTGCCAATTCTCTCTTCAGCCTCTCGTTCTCCTCCTTGAGGGCGGCGAGGGCGGCGTCCTGATCTGGTATCTCAAGTACCCAATATCCGTCTTCTCGTTCTTTCATTTCTCCGAAGCGGATGCTTTGTCCGTCTCTTTCTACCTCTACGAAACGTCCCGCCTCTGGCCCCGGAGGTCCGTCAAACAGTATGTGTATCTTGCTCATTCCCCGCCCCCTTCAGAGAGATCAAAAAGGTTTTTCCATAAATAAACATAGACCTGATGTGTATAGAATATATCTGGAGCCGAATCATTTGATTGGAACGATTCAACGCCGTCTTCTGCGTTATCGAAAGCTTCATTGAACGCGCAATCTAATAACTTCGGAAGCGATCCATCCACTATGATTTTGTCCATTAAGGACGCCTTTCTGGCTAGCCCCTTTTGATCCCTTCCCTGATACCATTCTTTGTATTCTCTTAATTCAATCTTGAGGTGGGCGTTTTCCTTTGTGAGTTTTGTATATCCATTCAATAGAAGGCTAATCTCTTCTTTAAGGCGCGGTATTTCATTCGATTCTTTTTCTGCATAGAATTTCCTTTTTTCTTCATCACTACCATCTATGGCCATACAGCGCGGGCATATACTATCTACGCTTTCTAGTTGTAGGCCACACTTTTTACATCTAATATCTATATCACTCATCCCCGACTCCTTTCAGGATTTGCAGTGCTCTCTCTAGATGACTTTCTACGGCAGCCGCGATTGGCTCGTACCGTTCCACCTTCTCCCTCTCGGCGTCCAGCGCCGCGAACAGTGCGTCAACTTCGGAGATAGAAAGATTGGAGTGTATCGACTGAAATAGATAAGGGGCATCGCCCTGCTTACTTTTCGTATACTCCATCTGCGCTTCGTGCTTCTTCCTGATCTCGTCAGTCATTGCGCCACCTCATCCATCATATCAGCAAGCCAGTTATGTCGAAAATCAAGGCATAACTGATGCCTCTTAACGCCGATGAAAATAAGACGACCGCTCCATAGTCGGCTGATATAAAACCACCTCTTCCAACAGACATCATCCTTTTCCCATCGGTAATACTCAACCTTGGGAATGATTCTCCACAGTCTACGCTTCATGGTCAGTTTCCTTTCGCAGCGGCCCCATAAACGGGTATGAAATAGGAGATATGCAGCTCCTGTGTTCAACCTCACCATTGCCGACGTTGATATACTTGTGGGATTTTTTCAGTGTCTTTCCGCAAAGTCTGCATACTTTTGGCTTCTTTGTTTTTCCTCTCGCCTCGTCCAGCGCCTTAAACAGCGCGTCAACCTCGGAGTTTTTGAGTATAGAGGCTATTTTACCTGCTGTAGGTGCATTTGCAGCATCGGGGTTGATGGTTTTCGTGGCATCAATCTTTGCCTTCCACTCCTCGTGCTTCTTCCTGATTACGTCAGTCATGGCTTCACCTCTATGAATCTTATAGACTCACGGTTCTTCTTTTTCCGTTTCGGTTTCGCCATGTCGTCTTTCCATGAATGCCCGCCGCAGACACATTCTTTGTGACTTCTGTTTTCAGGGTCTTTGCAGGTCGAAGATATTGCTTTCTTCATTTCTTCCACCCCCTGTACTCTGCTACGAGGTCCGTGAAGTTGGTGAGGAGGTACTTGTGAAAATCGAAATCACTTCCATCACCATACTTCACCCCAAAGACCCAACGTAAAAACTCTCTCCACCACTCCTGCCCCATCACGAAGTCAATCAGCCTGCCCTTGTCGGGCCAGAGGGAGAAGTCGGGGCGGTCAGGACACCTGTATTCGACACTATTCGGCGGGTACTCCCAATGCCACCCCTTCCCTAAGTCACCTACGTTATGACTACAATGGATACAGATGGGAATGTCCTCATCCTCTGGAGCATTCTGGTCTAAAACATGCCAGCACTCCCCCATCATCTCTGTCAAGAACTGGTCCCTGGTCATGGTTCATCTCCTACAATTACGTCTGCCCATTCATAGTATTTAAGTCCATACTTTCCAACCTTCATCAGTTCCTTGTCGTCATAATACGCAGGGCAACCAAGCAGCGGTTCGCAGAAGATGGCTTTCTGGCGCTTCGCCTTCGCTTTGAACGTCGGCGGCAGGAAGGGCGGATCGACCTGCACAGCCGGCGGCAGGGGGCTCTGATCCGGTTGCATGAACACATGGACCGCGTAGGCCATGACCGCGATGCACAAAAAAGCGAATATCAAAAGGCGGGTTCTCATGGGGACTCCTTCATGCTCTTTACATACTCATCGTTATTCTCATAGTTTGGGCAGTTCTTGCGCCACCAAGGACCATCAGCCGAACACACACCTCTACCCGCTAGGCCGAGGCCGTGAGCGCAATCAATCCATCGGCACTTGACGCCGCTGAAATCTTCGGGGGCCGTCCTGTCCTTGCGCGGATTAATCATGGTTCCCCCTATTGGCAATCCGTTTCTTTCCACTCTCCATTTACCCACCCCAAGCACTTTGCGGTAAGATAATTGCTCATTGGAGTTCCAGAGCTAATGAATAGCGTTCTGTCATCCTTATTCTTAACAACTTCCTTCCACTCCTGCACGGCAACAGAGCCGCACTTGCATACCTTCACTTGAGTCTTTGCGTTGATGTCGATAACGACACACTCATCCTTAACGTCGATGGTTGACTTGCCGACCTTAACGTCCCATGCGAACGCCTGAGACGCGCACAGCACAAACACGATTGCCGCCAAAAGGTAACGGTTCATGGAGCCTCCTATATTAAATAGGCACTTGTGGGAATGGTGATTTTCTTTCGGTACTGGACGTTCAGGCCGGCATCATTGGCAGTCAGGTAGACCTCATATCCCAACTGCTGACCGGCAATAGTGCGGTGATATAGTTCCTTGATGCTGTCATCTGCCATGTCATTTTTCTTCCACGTCCACATGCCGACCGTGTGCGCGAATCGCAACTTTTCTAAGAACCTTTCAACGCGCTTGAAAAGGTCTGTGTATGGATTGAATCTCATCCTTCTCCCTCCTGTTCCAGGCATCCCTGGTCAAACTCCATCTTTAACGACCTCTTTGAAAACCTCGCAGCCACGGCGAGAACCTTGAGGGCTCGTGACCTCAAGGCCCTGGCCATGTCCGCCAGCTCTTCCTGCTTGTTTGCGATGTAGTAGCCAAAGGGTTCTTCCACGGCCGCCCCGATGGGATAACCGTGCTTCATCCTCAGATCGCGGATCACCTGCTGGATCTTCCTCTCGCTCAACCCGGTGCGCCTCATGATCTCCGTGGACGAAACGGCCGCCTCTCGCCCATATCGTAGCAGCGAGAGGACGACCGCCTCATCGGTGGAGGGGGGAATGGCGTTGAAGTTGAGGGAGGCTTGCTGCATTACATCCTCTTAAATTCGATAACCCATACCCACGGGTTAGCGTCCCACAGGCTTGTTTGTTTTTTGATGTTCCAATTATTCCCGCCGTGCAGTTTATTAATGAAGTTTGCGAAGGCCATGCGTGCCGTATTCAAGCAATATCCATGATGCTGTGGATGCTCCATAGACCATCCGGAAAGCGGAAAACCAAGCCCGCAACGTCCGAGGTCACGCCACTCAGCCCCCTCTTTGATCGCGTCCTCTTCGCTGATCTCCTGCATCCTCTCCACCCGTACCCCGGTGATCTCTAGGGTGAGACGAGAGGCCCAGCGAGGCATGTGGATGGATGGTTTCTTTTTCCATCCCCATTCTTTCCATTGCTCGTCGTATCCGTCAGGGTCGGCGCAATAGACATACTCAGGCCATGTGTCCGCACCCTCTCGGAGCATCAGTTCGCTGATAAACGGCGGCATCCAGAAGTTTTCCCGCACCCACAGCCGGTCGCCGGGTGAGCCGTAGGGACACTTGATGGCGAACACGTCCTTTGTGTCGTTATAAAACAGGGCGTGTCCTGTTTGCGGTCCCCACTCTTCCCATGTCGGCATCCGGGTATCAGCACGTCCGATATTCCACAGGCTCGGCTCGCCAATGCCGACAATGGGAACGCTTGGCTTCACGATCCGCCGCGTCATGCTCTTTCGCCCTTCTAGGATTGCGCGGACCATCGGGGCAGAAAATATAATAGGGCGTTCTTTCACAGGTCCATCTCTCCCTGCCCGATCACCTTCTTGAGCGTGACCTTGTGCTTCTGGACGGGCTCCCGCGCCGGTTCCAGGGCGAAGCTGACGTTGTACTTTACCGTCGGCGGAACCGTGTGCTCGATGTTCATGGTTATGGAAATCTTGAACCCATCAGGGACATGCTGAAACGCCCATTCGATGTTTTCCCGGTCCTCGATCAAGATGCTCTCGATGGTCCACGCGATCTCCTGAAGCATCTCGGCCGTGATCCGGTCCTTCTTCAGCTCGGCTTTCATGCGCTTGCCGATGCACTCCATGCAGAGCCCGTCCCGCTGGTCCTTGATCGCCCCGCCTTTTCCGCAGCGGGAGCACTTCACGTCGGTGTTTATTTCAACCACATTGGTCGCCATTGGGGCCTCCTGCGGGTGAGAGTGGATGCGTTGGTGCCGGTTCACCCTCTCACCCGCGTCCGGTGGGGGAGGTAAATTCTACTTCGCGGGACAGTCCTTGCAAAAGGACCACGATCCGCAACACTTCTTGTCTACCTCGTTGCCGTGGGCAGGGGAGGGGTAGGGGCAACGCACTAGGCGACCTTGAGAATCTTTTTGAACCATACCTGCTTCACCTTCTTGTATTGCGCCTTGATGTCTTCGGGGACCTCGTAGCTGGTGTAATCCCGCCACTTTCCGTCCACGAACCATGACCCGATCAGCGCCTTCCTGCCTTCCAGGGCGGCCTTGAGTTCCTTGTCGATGTCCGCATATTCCTTCGCCGCCGGCTTGAGGGTTTCCAGGCGGTCCAGCATTGAGGCGAGGTTCTCATCGTCCACGATCTCGACTTCCTTGCCGACCCGCTCCACGTTGCAGATATGGGCGAAGGGGCAATCGTCGCAGGTGTTCTCGTCGTAGTCGATGGGTGCCGGGACCGTGCCGTCCTTGACATGCCGGTTGACGGCCTCGGCTTTCTTGAGGATGCCCTCAGCGTAGTCGTAATCCAACTCCATCCAGATTTCTTTCATGGCCCCGGTTGACTTGTTTTTGAACAGGAATAGCCCCCGGTCCTTTCCGTCCATCAGCATGTAAAGGGAAAGCTGGGCCGGATACTTCTGCATGTAGACGAATTTCGAGCGGAGCATGTCCTCGACGCTGTTCACCTTGTCGAAGGCGAACGGGCTGGCACTCTTGACCTCGACGGGGATGCCTACTCCGTCAAGCAGGATCTTCATGTCCACATGGCCGGTGATCTCGTAGTCGCGCCACTCGAAGGACCGCTGCTGTTCGATGACCTGGAACCCGGCTTCCTTCAGATCCCGCTGTACGCGGTCCTCGATGTCGTTGCCGATGTCAAAGATCATGGCAAGGCGGGCGTCGGGAAGCGCCCGCTCCTGCCAGCGGGTACGGGCAAAGACAAGGTATCGAAGGCAGGGATGGCCGATCTCGGAAGCGCGGTTCGAGCGAACGGGCGACTGGCGCATCTTCTCGGCTTTCGCCTCAAGGATCTTCTCGACTATCATGCCCCTTCCCCCTGCGGCCCATCGTCCGCGAACTTGACGTTCTCTGCATCGTTGCCGAATTTCGTTTCCACGAAGGTAACGGCGATCTGGCGGCCTGCCGCCTGCGCTTCCTTTGCGATCCCCGCGAAGGTTTCACTGAACGTGCCGTAGGTGGCTCCGGCGGGGCTGTGGATGACGAACTTCGTCCAGGGCTTGTTCGTCTTCTGGTTCGTCCCGGTCTGCTTTCGGATGTCGGCGGGGATGAACGTGGCGACCTGCGCCCCCTCGGAGGCGATGGACTTGTCCTGCGCCTTGCCGTTCTTCTTGTAATCAACCTTGCCGACCTGATCGCGGGTGATCCCGGCAAACTCCTTGAGGTCTTCCCAGGTGAGGTTACGGAGCCCCAGCATGCGGGTGATGCCGTTGCCGAAAAGATTGGTCAGGGCGGCCTTCTTCACGTCCGTCTTGTCGATCTCGGACGGGGGCAGCTCGACACGGTTCTCGCCGCTGCCCTTGTACCGCTTGAAGAACGGGTCTTTGCTCGACCTGGTGCCGATGACCTCGATGGTCGCGCCGGCAAGGGAGAACTCGCCCTTGTAGGTGTAGGAGAAGTGCCCGCCTTCCTCGATCTCTTGGAGGGGCTCGTTGATGCGCCAGGACATCCCGAAGACGCGGCCGACCTTCTCGGAGCCCGACACTTGCAGATAGGGGTTCCCGTTCTGGTCTGTCCAGTCGCGGGGGTTCGTGGCTTTCAGGGCGGCCCGCTTGATCTTGTTCAGGGCATCCACCCTCTTCTCGGCCTGCTCTGCCAGCGACACAAGAGTATCGTCGGCAATCACGGGCACGTTGCTGTTGACTTCCACCACTTCATTCGACATTGCTCTCCACCTCCTTTTGTTTCCTCGTCCTCTTCCCGATCCTGCTGAGCGTAAAGCCCGGCAGGAACACCCTGATCAGCCACCTGATGAATCGCGCTCTCATTCCACCACCTCCACCCGCCCCATCTTTTCGAGGCGGCCGGTCTGCTCGTTTTCGACCAAGTAAAAGTATTCTGAATTGGACCGCCTTACCCTGCCGACCACCCGGCCGGTAAGGGGTATCTTCACCCGCTCGTCGCGGCTCACCCCGATCACCCGCTTGTGCAGATGCTTCACCTGGTTGTCGGGTAGCAGTTCGCAGCGGCCCGAGAGGGTGTAGGCGGTCCCGTTCCACATGAACTGTGTCGGTTCTAGTTGAAGATTGAATTTAAGATTAGGGCTCAATGATCCCCTCCTCCTCCAATAGTTTCGCCAGTTCGCATGACGGCCACCGCTGCCAGATCGTGCAGGCACCCCACGGGTCTTTGAAGGCGCACCTTGAAGCGCAGCGGTCAGGCGGGTCATCCCGGAACACGTCCAGGTGGTAGGAGCTGACGGCGTCCAGCGTCTCGGCCTCGTTGATGGTGGCCTCTCGGTCGGCGTCCTGTAGGGCGTATGGGTTCATTTGGGGGCCTCGTATTCTTCTTTCGTAAAGAAGCCTCGTTCCATGCGAGATAGATCAACAACCGAAATGCCCATTTCCCTTGAGCGGTCACGCATGGTAACGTATGGTTCGCGGCGGGTTTCCTTCATGGCCTCGCCCTTATCGCGGTCATAGACCATATTTTCAGGAAGAACCCCTGACCCTTTACAGATAGGGCAATCAAGGCGCATGGGGACAAATCCGGGGCAACCGAACCCCTCATAAAAACCTTTTCCGTCACATGATGGGCATTTCATCTCGGCAACCCCGTCGTCCAGTAGTGCCACGCCGGAATCAGCAGCATGGCCAGGAAGATTGCGGCGGCGATGACGTTCCAGAGTAGGGCGCGGGTCATGGTTATTCCCTCGTCGGCATTATCAGGCCGTCGCCGCCGTCGAACTTGAACCGGGCACACTTCAGATCGGTAGTGGGTCCGATCATCACTCCTGGCAGGGTCCGCAATATGCGCAGGTACTTGTTCTGGAATGTCTGCGCCCCGATTTTCGTTGACCGAAATACTTCCTCTACTCCCGACCCGTCGCACCATTCGCAGGTAACGAAATCGCCCGACCCGTTGCACATTTCGCATTTGATGGTTTTTGCAATTCCCTTTTCAAATTCAAGTAACCGCCCTTCGCCGCAACACAACTGGCACCACTTTTTCCCGCCACACTCGGGGCACTCGTGGAACTCGGCGGGTGCTGGTTCGGGAATCTCGTGCCAGGATTCCGGCTCGGGGGCCTTGTCGAAGACTTCCTTGACGTTCGGGATGTTCTCGGTGCGGGTCACTTCCGGTACCGCAGGGATGCGAATGAGGACATGCCCGTTCGTGGCGACCGCGTATCCGTTCCATGAAAACGGGGTCATTAGGTCTAGTTTCGGCGTTTTATAATTCCGGCAAAACTTCTTTAAGTCGTCTACCTTCATCCCCACACCTCCAGCACCTTGAACGTGACGGCCAAGATCCAAATGAACACCGGGACCGCAACCGCCCCGCACAGGACGGCGAGGAACCACTCGGTATTTGTCAGATAGGCGCTGATCCTCATGTCCTCGGCTCCTTCCCCATTGCGTCCTCGACGGCGTAGATGTTGAGCAGCCGGGCCCGCTCGGCCTCGAGCTGGAGCTTGTGACGAGCGCAGATCGTATGCGTCCCCGGCTGCGGAGCAAGGTTCATCTCTTTGTCGCACCACGAACACCGGGGAGGACCGGCAAGAATCCTGTTTGCGAAATCGGGCATGTTCATTGTGCGTTCTCCACGACGGTCACGGGGTGGGTAGTATGAATCTTGGTTCCATCCTTGAATACGATCATCCATGCGGGGCTTTCCTGGTCCGGCCCGAACACGCTCACGACATCCGTGCCGGGGTAAACCTCATCCCTCACCACAACCCGCTTGTAACGGGATGCCGGTTTCGTGATGTCCCTCAGCGCCGCGTGCTCTGCGTTGACGATGCAGTCCTTGGTGTGGTGCATGGCTACTCCTCTTTCAGCGTGACGGCCTTCGCTGCACGCCCCTGATATTTGATTGCCGTGCCCTTCCGGTTACGGAACTTCGACGCCTGCCGCGAGGTCGGCTCAACACCGGCCAGTTCACAGGCCATCTTGAAAACCCTGTCTGTACGGGAAAAATCCTGATTCGTCTGCCTTGCCACTTCCTTCCCCCTCCCGCCGGGTTTGGGGGTTTGACTTCACTAAGAAGCGCCTTCCCCCGCCCCCGGCCTATGGTTAGTTCTAAATCTCCATCTGGTCGAGCGCGTTACCGACCCGGACGCGGATTTCGTATAACCTCATCCTGAAGCCATCGAGTTCCTGCACGATGGGAACGCTTGACGGGCCTTCCGGTGCTTTCCCGATGGCTGCGCTGTCCGGTTCCTGCCGCCTGACGGGGGCGGTACGTCCGCAGAGCCTCCCCGTGACATCGTTGAGATCGGCAATCATCTCGTCGAGCTGCTGGATTGCCGTGTGTACTGCAAGCTCCTTCTTTGCCGCGAGTTCTGCTGCCACTTTTTCTCCTCCTTCCCGGGACCCGAAGGTCCCGGCTCTGGTTGATCCTGTACTTGGACGCTGCCGCTTGCCTCATTGCCGTGGCTTGTTACCGCTCATTCCGTCAGCGCGATTTCGATCCTTGTGGAATCTCCGCTATTGAGGAGATGAGCAGAAGTAGAGGATACGGCGGTATTCGCAGCGGCCTGGGCCGCTAAACGACGATGCTCGGCTTTGTGGCACTTGCTGCAAAGCCTTATGACCATCTCGGGATGGTCGTAATCAAAGTGATGCAGTTCCTTTCTCGGGTTCTGATGAGGGCACTCGTAAATGACTTTGGCGATGGCGTGAGATATTTGCCGTGCGCGAACGAGGTATTGCTCCGTTCCCCTTTCGTAGGGGTTGCAGGAATCACATGTGTCCCGCGATGGACTTATAAAGACATGCTCCCCGTTCTTTTTGATTCTTTTCGTCTTGATCATGGGACGCTCAGCACCGCAGCATTTACAGAACATTTCGTGACCTCTTGCTATCGTTATCGGTATATTAAGCCCTAACTTTAAAAATTGCAAGCACAAACTGAAGTCAATAAATAAAAAAATGGCGCGACAAATGCCACGCCATTTCAACCACTTATCTCAAAATGTAGTAAATATTCCCGATTCGCCTATAAAAAATATTTTTTACGGGCCGGGCTCGCTGCCCTCCTTCGTCAATGTCGTCTTCGTCGATCCGGCCCCCCGATATTTTCTCTGTTTCTTTCTCTCCAACTTCTCCAGCCTACGCTTGATTTCGTCCATGTCTTCTTTGTTTCCCATGACTCCCGCATACCTCTCAATGGCGTCTTTGTAGTCCTTGATTCGCCCCAAGAACTGCTTCCGTAAAAACTCATCCCCCCTTTCAATGATTTCTTTTGTGTCCAGCATTATCCTGTAAATATCAGGAGATACGCTGTTCTCGTCTGTGAGATGGCGAATCGAATAGAACTCAAGTTCGTCAACTTCGAGGGCTTTTGCCAGACCTTCTACCACAGAGTCATCGCCCACGGGCGAATCCCCTCCCTTGAGGGCAGATATGTAAGACGGGGCGCACCCATACTTTTTCGCCAGCTCACCAGGCCTCATTTTCTTATCGGCCATAATGCGCTTGAGGTTAAATCGTTTTATTTCTCCGAGATTCGTCATGTGTAGTTTGGGCTTGACTTTTTTTCAGTCAGGGCTTAAACTCCTTTCGTAACCAAAGCGACTTGAAATATTTCTATCATATCGGAGGACAATGAACAACCGGGTATTTTTCAAGGCGTTGCGGGAAACAATGTCCGTTGACGATGCCGTACTGTTCATCATCAAGAAGGAGTATGGCAACGTCGAGACGCTGGCCGACAAGATCGGCGTTTCTCATCAGGGCATTTACGGTGCCCTGAAAGGACAGCACCCGAACGTCAAGACAAAGATCGCTTCCGAGTTGGGCTTCAACCCTTGGGGATAGGGTGAGGCCCTTTTCTTTTCCGAGAGAGAACTTCACAATGGGGCGGAGGCCAGGATGATGGCGAGAAAACCGAATGGAGGCCTGAAAGAAACCGTGTCGTGGTCAGCCGAGATCGAACTGGTGGAAGCACTCGATGAGTACCGTAATTCTCTGTTCCCCGTGCCCGACCGCTCCCAGGTCATTTCCGAGTTCGTCAACTCGGGTCTTTTCGGGAAGCTCGGGCGTTGTGGGAAGCGTAGCGCAGACGAGAAATAATTTCACATTATAAAAATTATACTTTCTTGTAAACGCTCACAACCA